TGTATCTAATATATACATTACTGACAAATCAGAGTTGAATGTCATGCTAATTGGTTCTATAGACTGAAAACTTGTATCAAAACTCTTGCCTGAATAACGGGCAGTTTCAATATCACCAGGTATTAAAAATATCCATTCTGTTTCATTCTTTTCAAAATTAACTATAGTTTGGGATAAACCTGTTGCAACAACAACATATGTTTTTTCAAAATCATCCCCAATATTTCCTATAGCAAAATCAAAATTGTCTATATCTAAATCTCCAATACCTGGATAATCAATATCTCTTGTTTCAAATTCATCTGGCTCAACATTATATAGAGAAACCCTTAATATATCACCTGCAAAAGAAACAATGAATAGAAACTTTTTATATTCAAGAATTTTAATATTTTCATAAAATTCAGCATCATAGTCCAATTGTCTCAAATCAGTTATTCCATTTCTTTTTATTAAAATTCCTTGACTTGTAATTTTAAAATTTTCAATAACTGGTGCATTGTTCTGTAAGTCATCAGATTCAATTTGCATTTGCATTCTTTCTGATACTGCTCCACCACTAAAATTAGATAATGTTTTATTAAAAATAGCCATTATCTTGCAAAACCCCTATAGGTAATATTAACATTAGTGCCTTGCATTGAATCAATATTTGTTGCATTGTAAAGTTTACTCTCATATTGCTTAGTGAGAAAATCATATAATTTGCTTGAGGATGTCAAAGTATAACATAGTTCAGCCGCAATTCTCAAAGAAAGAACATCAGCAAATAAAGCTGAATCCACATCAACTGCTTCACTTTTACTAATATATGTAATTATAATTTTATCAGCACTATTAGTATAAATATAACCTCCAGACAAAGCCCATGGAACAGAAACTTTGTTAATATCTGTCACTGATATAATTCTAATTGAAGTTGCTGGCTTTGGTGTATTAAATGTATACCCTTCAAATGGAGTAGTGCTGGCAATTGGTGTCTGTTCAACACTTGTTGTAGCGAATGTCCACATATGCTCTATTAAAAGTGCATCATATAATATATCATATTGATTATGACACAATATGGCTTCATTAGTTGGATTAACAAGAAATGGGTCTGTCCAAGTTTTACCTGCATTCTCACAATCTGTTTGATTAAGATGTATAGGGTCAGAACAATTACTTGGTATTGATTCAGCTGACAACAAGCCTAATGCTTTATTACATATTTGTAGTTTTGTATAACTCATTATCAGCTAATCCTTTATTTACTTACAAGAGTAGATATTTCAATCCAACCTTTCTGTTGCGTCCCTAACTTATCAAAAGTAGGCAAAGGTTTGTCATCAAAGGTTTTTCCACCAACCGCTTTGACATAAACATCATATAACTGCTTACCTGTATAACTTTCGCATTCAGGCAACTCATCATATTCCTTTTGTAACACTGCAATTTTCTCATTTGCAGTTTTCAATTCAATTACTAAGGCTTCTGATGAAATTGCTTTAGGCTCTTTGGGCTTGCTGTTCAAAAAACCTTCAACAGTATTGACAGTACATTGTAACTTTTTAGAAATCATAGCAATGTCCCTTGTACTGGCTTTACCTTTGATATCTTTCACAAGTTCATTAAGTTTAACTTGTTGCATTGCGTTTAATCCATGTGTTAACATATTTTACTCCTTTGGTTATAGCACCTGAATAATTCAGGTGCGTAGTTATAACTATTTTAACATAGTTAATTTGATTATTTGTTCATCTTCAATGCGAACCGCTCCTAAGACCATGAATGAATAAATAAGCCACATATATTGCTTCAATGGTATTTCATCCACTCTTGCTGATATGTCTTTGTTCATTTGGCATCCAATTGCACGTTTTGTATAGAACAATGCGTCAACATTATTAGCATCAGGGCCAAGTAAGCGAGTTGTTGTTCTCCAATCAAATCCCATCCAATTCTTAACAATACCATATTGCTGCAATGCCTGTGCTTGGACATAATCACTTGATGTAGCCTGAGTAGTTTTCATAAAAGTTGCTACAGCACTTGGAGGTACAACAGCATACTTTTGAACTTCAGTGTCAATATGATTGTCCATAAACATAGTTTGAATATCTGCTACAATATTTAAACTAATTGGGTTGCCAGCTTCATTAACTGTTTGAGAGGCAGGGAAAGCATGTGAAACCCCAAGACCATCCAGCGCATCACTAGTTGCGGCATTGATAATCACATCATCTTGTCCACGCTTCATTGCTGATGAAACAGCTAAAGCAAGATTTGAATTTGGATTAACAAGCATTTTTGTTGGGTCTTCTTGCTCAGTTGTTGTTCCTAAATCATACTTGAGAGGCATTGAAACTCTACGAGACCATACTGCATCAGAAAGGACTGTATCCTGACGCTCACCTGAACCTGAACCATCACCAGACAAATGTGCTTCCATTGTTCCTAATCTTTCCCATGAATGGTCTTTACCACCTTGTGTATTTATTTGAACAGTATCCATCAACTTTGTTCCCATTTGCTGAACAAGATGACGAACATTACCTTCGTATGTCTTCACAAACGCTCTATCTATTGTACTCATGTGTATCTCCTTTGGTTATAGCACCTGAATAATTCAGGTGCGTAGTTATAACTATTTTAACATAGTTAATTTGATTATTTGTTCATCTTCACTCAGGGTTTGCCAATTTTTGCAATTCAACCATTCTTTTAATTGCAGATTCATGTAATGGGTCAAGTTCATTTAAAAATGGATGTTTTGAATTACCATAAATTTCACCTATTTTCGCTTGTGCCTCAATTGGTGTTAAAATAGTTTTAATTGCAGGTTGGATTTCATTCAAATCCTCTTTGCTAAACTGAGCAGATATTTTGTCAAGTCCACGTGCAAAACCAGGTGGAACTGTTTCTTTTGTAAATATTTCCCCAAAGAATTTATTTGACAAACTAACAACAGTATCAATTTTTTCATCATAAGCAGAACCCCACTCAACTTTCAACGCATCACTTTCTTTATCCATTTCACCTTGCTGAAGTTGTTGTAATTTGAAATCTTCAGAATGAACCTTTTCCATAATATTTTTAAATTGCTTTCCGCTCAACCCTTCTTCAAATGCGGCTTCTTTCAAAAACTTCATCCTGTCTTCATTAGGTGTATATCCTTCTGGGACACTAGCCTCATATTTACCTGCTTCCTCTGGTCTGCCTGACATTTTATAGAATGCTTCAGATTGTTCTTTGTTATCAAAATCAGGTTTAAGCATAACACCAGGGGCTTTTTCAAGCAGGGTGTCATGAAATTTTTTAATATCAACTTCCCCAGCGTCTTTTCCAGGTATTCCAATACTATTACCCATTTTTGACTTAATTTCCACATATGACTTTGCCAAGTCTTGTGGTGTTGTAAACTTCTCAAGTGTTGGGTGCATTCCCTCATCATAATCACCATACCATGCTTTATTTTCTTCACTCATCTGATTCTCCATTTATACAATATTTAATTAAATTAACCACACTACGTTGACCTTCATTATAATAAGTCATATGTGGGTCACCTTTTACTACACTACTCCTTTCACTATACTCTCTATCAAAGAACTCAAGTACTTTTTTACCATCAGGTGTATTGAAAGTACGACTGATAATTCCATTCAACTGTTCTTGTGTCAAGTATTTTGAATCTTTAATTAACCTATATGTCATAATCCCTCCTGTTCAAGTTGACCAGCATTAGCAAAACTCTGTTGAGCCTGACCTTGCGTTTTAGCGATTTCAGCTTCAGCGGCTCTCTGTTGTTGTTGCTGTTCACTTGCTACCATATCATCAATTTCTTCATGGTCATTAAGAAGTGATTTGTTAACACCTTTTAATTCTGCTAATTTATTGAGGATATCTGTTATTTTAGGAACATATTTTGCATCAGGATAAATAGCTGATAATTCATTTGTAATTGCTAAAAATTCTTGTATTCCTTGTGCTTCTTTAAATTGCTGTGCTCTTGGCAGTGGTCCAATATACTGAACATGCCAATCCTTTCCACTTATCAGCTCAGGCATATCATCAAGTTTATTATTCCTTAGCATGTGATAAAAAATTCTTTCAATTACAGGGTCAAGAAGATGTATTTGAATTCTACCAAGAGTTGGACCAAGTAGTTTTTGCATTATTTCATATCTTGTGTTAACCTCTGTTGCGGTCATCTGAGGACTTTCTTTTAATTGTAGATTATCAATATGAAAAGAACTTTGTATACTTTTCCTTAAATCATCAATCTGCTTAGTCCCAACATCAAGCCTTGCATTGGTTACAAATTCACGAATATCTTCAATATGTTTGACAACAGTCAAACCACCACGACCTAGATTCACATCACCAACAACGCCACGTTCAGTAGTAAATATAGGTGGGTCAATTGCTTTCCCTGCCCCTTCTAGCATTTGTTCTACAATTTCATTAATTGTTAATATGTTAGATAGACACCTTGTAGCTGGGCCATTGCCCCATACAGAACTAGAAGTCCTCCTCCATGGAACAAAATAGAATGGCATATCATAATAAGAACCCTCTTTAAGGACACTATTATTAAGTTTCAATATCCACTTGTATCCAAAAGGCATTTTCTTTTCTGATAATTTAATTGATAAATCTGGCTTTGACTCATCTGCATCAAAAACTTTATTATAAACACAGAATATAATTTCCAATTTTTCAGATGGAGCAGACTGTTCTTTTTGTGTTACAACTTCAGATACATCCTTTCCAAATTTATCTAATATCTGAGATGGCGTATAACTTACAGAACGATAAAATTTTAACAACTTGCCTTGCATGTCTTGCTCAAACACACACTCTGATATAGGGATTGAATCAAATATCAAAGCACTACTTTCTTCATCTATATCCAGTTGCATAAAGCCATTTCCAAACCCAACTAAATCAAGATAAAATTCTCCAACTTTTAAATCAAAATTAGATGAGACAACTGACTTCCAAAGTTTATCTTGCGAATTGTTTAACCAAGCCGCTGATTCATTATTATTGTTTAATTCAAAATCATCATATGTAAGGTCAAACCATCTATTGGCAAGAGACGTTAGATTTGAATGGATAGATGCCGCTAACAACTCAGATGAATCAACCGCAGTTGAATCATAAATGCCTCTTTTCCTCCAATTGACACCAGCTTCACTTTCCCCTGATGAATAAAAATCACCTCTAAATGGCAGTACAAACTGCTCAATTAAATCCCAAATCCCTTCAACATTACTCCTGTCATTAACAAGTAGAGCGTGTCTTTTTAGTATATCTTGAGGTTTCAATTTATCCCCTTATTAACTTTTGGTATTCTTGGCTTTGTACTACCATAAACTTGCTCATCACCTAATCCTAAACCTACCATAATATATTGAGCTCCATCATGAATATGAGAAAACCTATTCTTTTCAGGTTCATCTTTAAAAATCTCACTATTGGCCACCTGCATTCTTTTATATGAATATCCACCCCTAAAACCTTTTCTCAATACAATACACAATGGACCAATTGTAATTCTTGGTTTTCCATCCATAGCGATAGTTGTCAGCCCTTTGTTAACAGCACCTATTCTTATATAAGGGTCATTTGTATGAGTAGGTTCAACAAAAATCTTTTGAGATGCAAGTGTTTCAAATGGAGTTCTACTATCCGCTTGAGAACGTTGGTTGCCTGCTGGGTCAGCGAATGACTCCAATGAAATTTTATATCCTTTAATTCTACATTTTTCTTTAATCATATCACCAAGCATATATGCGTCAGCATAAGTTGTTACTATTTCATCAATAAAGATGAATCTGCCTTGAGAAAGTTTCTGAACAAATACAACAGCTGGAGTAAGTCCAAAATCAATGCCCATATGAACAGGAAGTCTTTCTATGTGCTTGATATTTTTATCATAATGAATTGCATCATTATACTGAGGGTAAACAGGACGGCTATCTGCTATGAATCCATATTCACCCTCTACATAAACTTTTATCCATTCTGAATCTTTACCTTGCATCATGTTTTCATAATAACCATCAACAAGGTTTCCTTTATTTTCCGCTTTATCTGATAGTGCAGATGGTTGTCTAAACAATTCCCAGTTGCTAGGTAAATGCTCTTCAAATATCTTATACCACCAGTGGTCATCATCAGGGGGATTAGTATCCATAATAACACCATGCCAAGTTGGTCCACCATCTTTCTTTGATGGGAAACGTCCAGCACGTCCTTGCAACATATCAATAATTTGCTTTGGTATCTCTCTTGCTTCATTAACCCAAGCACCAGTAAGTTCAAGTGATAGCAATTTCTTGACATCCTTTGGTTTGTCCAATGCCCTAAACAATATCTCAAATTCTAAAGTAGTTCCATCTGGCAAAAGAGTATTCATTGTAAACTTTGATTCTGTCTTCATCAAAACCCCTGATTCTTCAGGGAACCAATCAAACCAAGTCCTCATAGTTGTATCAACCAACTCTCTATATGTATTACGAATAATTGCCCAACGTGTGCGTCTGCGACCTTGCTTATCAGGTTCTTGTTGTTGTGCAAGTTTAAACAACTCCCAGCAACATGCAACAGACTTGCCAGAGCCAATTGGCCCCATCAACCCACGTACAAATTTGTCAGAGGCATGAAACAGCTTAGTTGTTGGGTATGCGTTGTAAATTATTGTATTCATTTATCCATCTTCATAATAAAAGTAAATTTCTCATTACCATCACTAGCACTGACAACATTCCAATCAGGAGAAAATCTTACAAGATAACTCAAAGCGGATGAAGCCGCTGACCTAGGATCACCCATGGAGTCAAAAAGTGCTTTGGTTGCTTCCGCTCTTGCTGAAGTCTTTGTCCTTGCTATAACAATTTTAAGAAACTTTTTATCCTCATCACTAAGGTCTTTTTCCTCAAGACCATAGTATTCCAAGATTTCATCCCTATTCTGACCTTTGGCGATGTATGAGATATCAGTGGCGTAATCAATATCCAACTTAGACAACTTTTTTTTGTTGATTATCTTTTCAAGTCCTTCTAGTACATCTATGTTCATTTCAAAACCTTTAATAGTTGAGAGCATTATATATTATTTTTTTATATAATGCAATACCCCAAATCCGAAATAAATAATATTTATTTTTTTATATAACCAGACATATTTTAGGGAAAATGATTTTTGTGAAAATGCCAGACCCTGATTAAAACGTGAGGTGGGGGAGGGGGGGTCTTAGGGGGTATACCCCCTAAAAGAAACCGAGCGAAGCGAGACCTTGCTATACCGTACGAGCGTCTTAGCGAGTACCCTTACCTTACCTTCCCGAGCGAAGCGAGGGCGAAAAATAGGGGCTATCTCTAGCCCCTAGTTAATGCTTACGTCCCTCCTTCATCGTATCGTTCACCAAACGCTAGCATATTAAAGCACTTGCCAAGCACTTTGCGTATAGATATAACTTCGCTTATATTAAGAGTTAAAGAGATTACAGTCTCGGCAGCCATATAAATATCACCACCCTCTTTAACAATCGCTTCATTTAGTATTTTAATAGCGTCTTCTACTTCGTTAGTATGCGGGGTCGGCTTAAGCATTATTTACCCCTTTAGTATTAACGTTAGCCCTTACGGTATTGCAAAGCGTGCGAATAGCGTTATAGTGCTTTTCGTTTTTTAGCGTATTATCGCTTGCATCTACTAGCATATTAGCAAAGACTTTATCGCTAACGTTGCCCTCCTCTAATGCTTCGTAAAGTTCGGCTCTAAAGCCCGTGCTTCTCTTAGGTGCGATATACCCTAACGTTGCGAGCAACGCAACTACCTCTTTATCGGTAGTTGCGATACCCTGCTTGCTCGCTAAATAAGCGACCGACCCTTTAATTACCGCAACGCTTTTTTTACTGCCTATTAACGCCTTTATCTCTTTAGTGCTTGCTTCGTTTAACTTTTGCATTATATAACCTCTTTATAGTAGGGTAATTAAAAAGGCTTACCCGATTGCCTTACTACCTAGTATACCCTAAAGGTTAAGAAAAGCAAGCAATAACGGTTAATAATACCCCCCTTTATAATAAGGGTTTAATACCCTTCTATTACCCTTTAGCCTAACCAACGACAATGCTGGCTAGCCAACTCACACCCCTAAATACACATTAAATAACCAAAAAGAGACCGATTGCATTCTTAACTTCATGCGATAGAATTATAGCGGTAAAAAGGGGATAAAAAAGGGGATTAAGCAAATGCTTTAGCAGTAGGGGTTTAGAGAGGGTTTAAGGTAATTATATACTATATATATACTTATATATCTTTGCTAACTGCTAAATTATCTGGGTGCAATAAACAGTTCAAATGGCTACAAAACAGGGACTTTTAGACGCACGCACTATTTTTTAAGTGCATTAGGGGATTAAGCCTATAACCCCCGCTACTAAAGCATTTAAGCACCCTAATTTTAAGGGAATAGAACCCTTAATCCCCTTATCTAAAACGAGATACGCTACCTAAAGCATTTAAAGCGATAATCGCTCGTAAAATGCTTTACCTAAAGCATTTAAGAAAAGGGTATTTAGCCCTCTAATCCTAGAGGGCTAAAATACTACTAGCGTTTAAATACTACAAAAGCCTATTCATAGACCTCTACTTCTATTGTGTATGCAGTTGTATCATTTAGATATTTAATATTTGCAATGTCTAAATCTTCACTTAGATTATCTAAAGCCTTCGCAATAAGAGGTTGTTCCTTCATATCATCCTCACTAATGCAAGCGGGAATTTTAGCCTTTACACCTCTCCCTAGATTTAACTCATATTGAGCGAATAGAGTTTGTGTGCCGCTTCCTCCAAACCATTGCATTACCTCTATGTGCTTTATATCCTCTACGTTAATGCACCTAGTAACATGCTCATAATCTCCTTCTTGAAACATGTCATTATCTATAACAATACCTAATTGCGAATTTGCGTTAGCACCTTTTATATAGGTTAAGCAACCGCTTTGCATTGCAACAGTACTCTCTCCATGTACAGTCTCTGCTACAACCTGTTGATTGAATTTCATTAACTCCTTTACGCTAACCCTTAACTTGCCCTCTTTACTTGTGTTTAGTTTACTCATTTTGTTTACCTCTAGTTAAAGGTAGGGGAAATTCCCTACCTAATATATTTATACCCTATAAATAGGGTATAAATAGGGATAAGTCTTTTATAGGTAGTGCCTATTTAAGTATATATATAAGTATAACTAGGGTATAATATATATTAAGTAGTGCAATACTGCAATGCTTAAACTAAAAGAGGTAACAAAATGAATACACAAAAGGAAATAAGCGAATTAGTTAAGACATTATGCAAAACAAAATTTAACGTAGACATTGTGGAGAAAGTTGATGGAGAGGATTGCCCCATACCTATTAGAGGTAAGATTACACATTGCAATAAAGAGGTATACACAATGAAAGACCAAGATGGGGAGGAAATTGTGGATTTGCGTCTTGATGGTATTAGTTCAATACAAGTTGATTGGTTCAATACAGATTGATTGCTGGATTGTAAAGTAAGTAACAAGGGAATAAGGGATACCCTATTTTAATATCCCTTAATTAAAAGAGGTAACAAGATGAACAAGAAAGATAAACAATTATTAGAACAATCACAAGAATTATTAGATTGCACTACTTTGTTAGTAAATAATGATACATATATAAGTTTGGAAGACTATTTAGAACTCACTCACAATTCTATAGTCTTAGGGCAATGCCTAGCAAGCCAGATTGTTGATGACATATGTGTAAGGAATGGGGACCCAAGTATTTATGAATAATCTATTACACTAAGGGTTAAAGCAAACAAAAGGTAATAAGGGATACCCTATTTTAATACCCTTAATTAAAGGAGAATACAAATGAACACACAAAAGAAAATAAGGTTTCAAGATTTGAGGGTTGGGGAAATTATTCATACAAAAGTAGGAAACACCCCATATGAAGTAACAGGGTTGGAATTAGAAAACAATAAAATATATATTAGATGTATAATTAACTCAGAAATCCCTATTTTTGGGTTAAATAACAGAACAGTAAGGTGTGAGTTTTTAGAAGTAATTTAAACAGAAACAAGTAGGGTACAACCCTCATAGAGGGGTTGTACTTATAGCCCTATTCTAACACTTGTTATATTTTAGATAATGCTGACTAATCAAATCAAATCTGTTAAATCAAGTGAACTATGTACAATAGGCATACATTCTGCTATTCGTAACTTAACCAGTCCACCTCTTACTCTCTCACCTCTGTATATATGCAGTTGGTCAATGCAACTATCATCATCCCACACTCCTGCTTTAGTAAGTGCATCTAGTAATGACTTCATATAATTATCCAAATCCCTAACCCGCCTATCAGGCGGATATAATACAACAGATAAAAATATGCTATATCCAATGCTGACTAGTTGAGGTATTTGCACTCTAACATCACATGCTACTTCCTCTCTGTATTCCTTCCCCTTAGACCTAATGTATACACCACGCTTAGTATGTGCATAGTAATTATTGATAGTAGGAGGGAAGCCTGTTGTTAAATTTATTCCATAACTTAAATCCATCATTGAATATCCTCTTGTTTTCTTTTAAATCCTGTGCAAAATAGAACCCATTCATGTGGTATATATTTATCTTTCTTGCAAGTGAGATGAATACCATCATAAGTAATATTATCACAATAATAGCACAACTCCTCATCTATATTGATGAGCTCATCAATATTAAGTATTTCAATCGTCATTGTCATTGTCAAGTCTTGCTTGAGTCGCACCATCATTATAATATGCGAGTAATTGGCTGTTCTGCTCACCTTCATCTTCAAATCCCATATCAGATAAACTTTTGATTATATAACTTTGATACTCAGAATCATCAAAATTTATTTCAGCTATTGATGGGCTTAATGTTACTGCCATTACTACTGCTGTTATTACTTTTTTCATTTTATTACTCCTTTTGTTATTTTTATTAAGTATTTCAATTGTCTCACATATAATGTCTCACATATAATATCCCTCCATTGCATCATAGTTGTTTGAGCCAACATCATTCTCTACCTCAAGAGATATTTCACCAACTACCTTAAATGATAGACCAGATAATTCTATTAAATCAGCTATCGTAAATGGACTGTTATCATAATCAATTAAGTGGTCATATAATTCATCTTCTGTCATCTTAATTCTCCTTTTGTTTTTATTAAATTAAGTATAATTACTTAATTACCTATAGTATACCTATTTATAATAAATAGGTAAGTATCTATTATTAGGATTAGATTGGTCTTTAGTTTGCCTAACTCTTTCTTGTCTCTTTGCTTTTTGTCTCTTTCTTTGTTTTTGCTTTCTCTTGCTATTCATATTTTACCTCCTTGTTATCCCTTTTGTAGCCCTGCAGCCCTATCTACTAAAGGCTTTTTAGATTTAAGCAACGATTATTTTCTTGCCTGCCTCTAGTATTGCTTACCTAATAATCTCTTAAATTAGCCTATACCTTGCAACCCGTTTTTAGAGTTATTTTGCATTTTAATACTCAAAAGCGATAATTGCCTTTAAATATTGAATTTGTATGCGTTTCCTCTCATGCCCATACGCTTCACTTCCTCTTTGTCTAGTGATTGCAATAATTCTATTTGTTCGCAATACCCGATAAATGCTCTTATTGCATCAGTCTTTCTACCCTTATATATAGTACCAACTAAAGTTTTAAAATCTTTGTATCTATAGATTAACTTGTCTAACATATGCCCAGTAATGATTTTCATTTTCTTTTGATTAGCAGTATATACTCTTTCATATGTAGTATTTTTACCATCTGACAATATAATCAATTTTGCTCTAAGTGAACTTGCTATCATAACAAACATATTATCAAATGTCCCTTGCACATTCTTATATTCAAGGACTTCTGCTATTACATCTTGATAGTGAGAAGCCCATTTCCACTCCTCCATAGTAATTACAGGTTTGACTAATTCATCCGCTGTGCCTCTATCTGTTCTTGCACTTTCCGCTATTGCTAACAACATAGCAGTTTTTAAAGTTTTAACATGCCTTCTGTTCCACAATGCACTTTCAAAATCGCTTTCACATTGACGTGATTTTGTTAAACCAAATAACTCTAGTTCATTATAAGCGTCTAATACATACTCATCTAATCCTATCTCAATGCACTTAGATTGAAAAACAGTTGCATCTTTGTTTCCTAACCTTTGAAACCTCTTGAATAGTCTGCCATATATTTCTTTGACTTCCTCTTTTACTTTGTGATCACCACTATTATAATTGACCACAGGTTTAATCTTTGCAACATCTATGAATATTAACTCAGAGCGGGATAAATTTCCATCACTTATATCACCCTGTTCAATCATATTCTCAATATAACTATCAGGTACGCTTTCTGATAACATTTGCAGGTTTAGATTGTATAATGGCTTCATTGCATCATTTTCTTTACTACTTGCCATACCAGTAGGTATTAGAACATCGCTAAAATTGTTTCCTAGTATCATCAAATAATGCCTAGATAATCTGGCCAAATCTCCCGCTGTTGACTTGCCAACTTTTCCTGCCTCACTAGTGATAATACTCTTTACAGGAAAATTTTGTAGTTCTAGGTGCAATACTCTACTGCTAGTGTAATCAGTATTGCCTACCAATTTAATCTTTTCACTTGTATAGGTTAGACCAACATTAGCATTTACAACCATATAATTCATCCATGCTAGTATACTATTTTTACCTACACCTGATTTGGCTAATAATACCCTCTTTTGGGTCAAGCATATATCTCTACATCTGTATATATTACCTGCAAAAGTTCCAACACTATGCAAAGCACCAATTATAGCGATTTGTTTCAGAGGATATCTCATTTTCTCTAATACCTCTTCTGTAATCTTGCCCATCATACCAGGTGGAGTATCAAAATCACAGCCATCAATTGCTACAAATGAGCCATCTTTCCTTTGCTCTTTCTCTAACCCTTTCTCAAATTCTGTTTTCTTTATTTTTATCTTTTGATATGCAGTTTCAACAGATTTTTCAATATTATAATATCTTTCTGTCCACCTATTACTATCATTTTTCCAATCATTCATGAATGACTGCAATAGAGATTTTATCATAGAAGCATCTACACCATCAGATGCCATCATCCAACTAAACTTATTTTGTGCTGGGTGATATCCTTCCCCTCCAGTTTTTAATATGTTAATTATTTCATCTAATTTTTGACTTTTAAATGCCTCTGGTGAATCCTCTACTTCGCATTCTTTTACTTTGTGTCTTTTTAATACATATTTTAAAGGGTGTCCATTTGTATACTTATAGCATTCAAATAAGTCTTTGTTTCTCATTCCACCAAAGAACCATGCTCTTGTCTCTGTGTGATTCTCATAGGCATATGATATGCTTAATCCTGCTTCTTGCATTTCCGCAACAATAAACCTAGATGTATTCTCAAGTGTATTAGATGTAACACCTGATGCTTGAATTATTGCCCTCCATGCACCAATAGTTTTATCATCAATATCTTTCTTTTTGTCATAGCCCTTGCTCCAGCTACTTAACACTATGTGATTTAGACCTTTGTTTTTTAGGAATATGTGAATTTCTTTTTCAGTTGAAATTTTTACATCACCAATACCTGAATCACCATCGATTACTATTATATCATAGTTAATTTTATCTTTTAAATTATCACCATGTTTATATAATGGCTCATAATCTGCTGTTGCACAAAAGAATGGTTGGTTTGTTTTATTTTTAGAATATTTGTTATCTATATTTGACAGGCTGTCACATAGATTTGAGAAAGTACCTTCCCATACTCTGAGAGATGGAATTGTAATGCTTGAACCAAGAGTAATTTTTATCATATCCTCTACAAAAAAATAATATATAACGTATTGCATATTATATACGAATAAGATTATCCTAGAGGGGTAATTATTTATTAAATTAGAGACTATTATTTTTTTTTAAGCGTATACTATAGTTATTGCAAAAATAACGCAATAGAGGGATACCGTCCCCTCATTGAATTGACGAGTTATAAAATGGAGTTGATTATGTCATATAATATATATGGTAAAGATGTGGAAAATGGAAGTTATAATTTAATTTTTAAAGTTAATAGTTTTTACAAAGCGATTGAAGCAGAAAAGAAACTCAAAAAAATAGGGCTTATTCATGTTTTAGCAGTTGGGGTAAAAGATGAACACCAATAAGAAAATCATAGAGTGGGAACGAGTATCTGCTCAATTAAGAACAATTAAGAAACAAGAAATGGAATTAAGAGTTGATATTGTTTCTGAATTTGATGATTTGGAATTTGGCACTAATTATTTTCATGAATTTGGAATTAAAATAGTAAGAAAGCAAAACATCAAAATAATTGAAAGTGAATTTGATGATGCTTATGCTGAGATGGACCAATCTGAACAGAAGTGCTTTAAGATAAAGCCATCTTTAATAGTATCAAAATACAATGAAATTGAAAGTGATATCATCAACTCAATTCTTATATCTACCCCAGCCGCACCAACCATATCAGTGATCAAGGAGTCAAGAAATGAATAACGGAATGGCAAAAATGCTTAGAAAAGAAGCTGAATCACAAAACATCGGTTCTAAGCGAGAATACCAGCATCACATGAAAAGTGTCTTTATTAGAGAGGGTACTAGATACTGTTCTACTAAAGAATTAAAAAACTGTACCAGAAAGGTATATAAAAAATTAAAACAACAATACAAGGGGCAAGAATAATGAAAACAATTAAAGCAATCAAAAAATGGTGGATTAAAATTAACAGAACAAAAGATGGCAAAATGGATAGTGATATTCATCCAGCATTGTTCATGCTACTTGTAATACTATTGATGTTATTTTCTTTTTTAATATTGCACTGGGCAGGTTAATAATGGAGGAATATGATAAACATGTAGATGATTGTGCTCATTTATCTGAATTTGCTTGGCAAAGATTTAGGCATTTGGGAACAATTCAGTGCATTGAAAAAGGGGAAAGGCTTGATGAGATATTAACACATATTTGGTCAAAGCCTAATTTTAATAAATTTTTTGATGATTTGAGGTATTGAGATGGCAAATCTAATTAGAAGCACAAATGAGCAAGAGGGAAAGGGCATCAAGGCAGTTATTTATGGGGACGCTGGTGTTGGGAAGACAATGCTGGCAAGAACTCTTGGTGATGTTGTAATTTTATCTAGTGAAAATGGTTTATTATCTTTACAAGACTATAATATCCCATTCATTGAAACAATATCTTTAAAGTCCATTGACAGTGCATATAGTTTTTTATTAAAGAGTGATGAGGCAAAGCAATATAATACAATATTTATTGATTCACTTTCTGAGATAGCAGAAGTATCACTTAATGGGTATATGAAAGACCAAAAAGACCCAAGAAAGGCTTATTCTTCAATGGCTATGGTGACTGTTGCCATGATTAAGAGATTTAGGGATTTAAAAAGATATAATGTGGTTTTCACTTGTAAAAGGAAAATTCTTTTTGATGATGAGGGGAATGTTATTGGGTATGAGCCTGGTGTACCAGGCAGAATATTACCATTCAATGTTCCATATCTAATGGATGAATTACTCTGCATGCAAGTGGATAGGAAGGGACAGCGTTTTTTGCAGACATCTGCTGATTACAAAATCCCAGCGAAAGATAGGTCTGGCAGACTTAATAAAATTGAGAAAGCAGATTTGTCTTTCATTTTTAATAAAATAAAAGGAGTATAAGTATGGCGTTATTACCAGATGTATTTAAACCAAATGATATCAAGGGTGATATGTTGCTTGATGATGGATTATATGTGCTAGAAATTACAAAATCTAGCATGAAAGATACAAAAAACAAAAAAGGAAAATATCTTTCATTGAGCATGAAAGTTACAAGGGCTGTTGATGAAGCTGATTTAGGATTTTATATTTTTGTAAATCTTAATCTTGTCAATCCCAATCCAATGGCAGTTTCAATCGCGGAAAGGGAGTTCAAACAACTTTGTGAAGCAGTTGGGGTAGAAGATGAAATTGAAGATAGTGATGAAATTCACGGTATTCCATTCTGTGCACAAATTGCTACTTGCTCTGGTGGTGAAGATTATCCAGATTCAAATTGTATTAAAAAATACATGCCTGAGTCTGAATTTGATGATGCACTTGAAGGGGAAGATGTTGGATAGTTAGTCAAAATACCTAGCCAGTGGTAAATCAAAAACTGGCACTTTAATTTAAAATGGTTAAATATGTCAAAAATTATTAAAAATAATGAAATACACAATGCTATTGAAGGAATTGTGATAAAAAGAGAATTTAGAAATTATGTTGGCTATAGTGGTATAGGTCATAAGTGCAATAGAAAATTATGGTATGACCTTAGGCACACTTATGAATCAACAATTACACCAAGAGTTAAAAGATTACTTAACAGGGGGAAAACTGAGGAAGTAATCATAATTGCGGATTTGCGAAGTGCTGGAGTAAATGTGTTTAATACACAAGTTGAAGTTGTGAATAAATGCTTTCCTCAACTAAAAGGTCATATTGATGGTATGGTTTCAAATGTACCTGGGTATAATTCCAAAGTAGAAATGCTTCTTGAAATGAAAACTGCTAATCATGCACGTTTTGAAAAAATAAAGAAAATAGGGGTGAAAGCATTTGATAGTTCATATTGGATGCAAATTCAAGGATATATGTATGAATTGAATCTAACAAAATGTCTTTACATTATTTCAAATAAAAATAATGATGAAAGACTATATAATATTTATTCTTTTGAGCCAAGTTTTGTTACTGATATTCCATACATTATACAAGATGTTCTTGATAATAAGACATTACCTGTGCAAATAGGCAGTTCAATTTGGTGGGAATGCAAATTTTGTGACGCTTATAAAATATGCCATGGTGGTGATGAAATCTTTAAGAATTGCAGGAATTGCAGTTTGGGAATATTAACATGTGATTCTGAGGAAGGTGTTATTTGTGACTTATGCAGTGATAATTCTGATTATGATGGCACTAAGTGTTCTAAATATAAAGAATTGGAGGTGTTAAATGTATAGATGGTCAGTTGCAATAAAAACAAAAAATGTAAATTCAGAATTTGACATAAAGGTGCAAATGGATGTTTTGCATGCTGTGAAAAAGAGTTTTAAAATCATGAAAAAAGGTGATACAATAACCATAACAAAAGGCAATAACAACAAGGATAATTTTTATGATACTAAGAGACTATCAAAAAAAGGCTGTAAGTAAAGCATTATCCCAAAAGGTTAACACTCTTATAGCCTGCCCTACAGGGTCAGGAAAAACTGCTATATTAGGTGGAATTTGCAAAGAGTTATTGTTGAAAAACAGTAGTACAAAAATACTTATTGTTTCTCATGTGCAAGAAATAATCAAGCAGGATTTTGAGGCACTTGTGCAGTTTGTGAACCCTGACATTCTTGGTATATATTCCGCTGGCATAGGGTATAGGAATGTTGAGCAAATAACAGTAGCAGGTGTGCAATCAATATACAGCAAAGGTTTGTTCACAGACTATGATTATATACTTGTAGATGAGGCTCATTTAATCCCTCTTAGTGGTGATGGAATGTATAGGCAATTGGTTGAAGATTTTAAGGGTGTTGTTATTGGATTAACTGCAACCCCATACAGATTAGGTAAAGGATATATATATGGGGAGGATAAGATATTTAAAAATATGTGCTATAATTTAACTCAGAAAGATAATTTTAACAAACTTGTGTCTGATGGATACCTATCAAAGATATATGCCTATGAGCCAAAGAGCAAACTTAATGTAAAGGGTATACATACAGTTGCAGGTGATTTCTCTTTGAGCGAAATGTCTAGCAAGTTTAACAGAAAATCTATTACAAAAAAATGTCTTACTGAAATCCTTACTGTTAAAAATGATTACAAGAAAATGTTATTATTTTGCATAGACATAAAGCATTCTGAAGATGTTTCTGATATGCTTATAGAAATGGGAATTAGTTGCAAGGCTGTTCATTCAAAAATGAAAGGTAGGGATTTAGTTATTGATGAACTAAGAACAGGAAAAATTAAGGCTATAACAAATGTTGATGTTTTGACTACTGGGTTTGATGACCCTGAAATTGACTTAATAGTATTATTAAGACCAACCAAATCACCTGTTGTACATGTTCAGACTATTGGAAGAGGACTTAGGGTTTCACCTGGGAAAAAACATTGCCTTGTTATGGATTTTGCAGGTAATACAAAGAGACTTGGTCCAATTAATGATATTGTTCCTTATGTTGCAAAGAAAGGTGGCAAGGGTGAGCCAATAGTTAAGACTTGCCCTAAGTGTTCTGCTATGTTTCACCCATCTGTTAAAGTTTGTGATATTTGTGGGCATGTATTCCAGTTTAAAACAGAGTTAAGCACAGGTAATAGCGGAACTACAATAATGAAAAGTAATTCTAGTATTCCCATTTGTTATGATGTTAAAAGTGTATCATATTCAAGGCACGCACCTATAATGAGAATAAATTCAGTTCTTGTAACATATAATACAAAGAAAATAGGATTAAGTTTTAGAGAATGGGTGTGTGTAGAACATCAAGGATATGCAAAGAGAATGGCAACTGTGTGGTTAAGGAAAAGAGGTGTTGTGTATCCTATCAACACTGTTGATGAATTTCTTAGTAAAACAAAATCTTTTTATATACCTAAAAGCATAATTATAAAAAAAGATGGATTGTATCCAGAGATAATAAAAATTAATTTTTAAAAATTACTTGCACTTTTCTTATTTTAGGCGTATAATACTATTATAGTAAATAAAAATACTATGTAATAATAATAATAATAACAAAAGGGGATAAAATGAAAGATGAAAAAAATGATGTAGTTGATGTAAAATTTGTAGAAGTGTTTACAAAGGCTGTTGAGAATCAAAAAAGTGATGATGATATCAAAATGCTATTGCTAAAGGCTGGTGCAAAGTTTTCTACTGTTAATTCAATTTTTAACAAATTGATGATTGATGGTGGATTACGCCTAAATCGTGCTGACAAGTTAAACGCCATTGGAAGTTCTTGTAAAGATTTAGATTTAACCCTTGAAAGTAATTTCAATTTGGCAGTTGATGCTATTGTTAAAATAGCAAAAGTAAGTAGTGCTTCAGCATCAGGTTCAGTACGTGCATGGGCTAAGTCAAACGGCGTTGAGTGCTTCACTAAACCGCGTGGTGGTAATGGCCAGGGGCAATCAGGGTTTATGGCAAAATTCCAGAAAGCACTTGCTGCAAAGCCTAATATGGATGACCAAGAGGTTGATGAGTATATAAATACTCAACCTGACCGTACTGAAGGTAGTGAAGTTTCTGCTAATGTTGTTAAAAACGCATCATTGTATCGTGGTATTGCGAAACTTGTGAATGCAGTTTATAAGAACGCAATGGGTTAAAGGCAGTTCCAATACTTAGACTTATGATTGACTAAGTATTGGTACCTATGGTTTTCTAGTAGATGGAATTTTGCCAAAAATAATCTAACAATAGGGTGAGAAGCCCTTCCAAATTAAAAGGATTTTTATGAAACAAAAAATTGATATAATTGGAGCTGGTTTAGCAGGTCTTATTACCGCTAAAGTCTTTGAGCATAGTGATGTAACAGTATATGAAAGAAGAAAAACAATGCCTGAAAACCACAATGCAGTATTAAGATTTAAAACCAATTCAGTTGGTGTTTTAACCAATAAAGATTTTAAATTAGTAACTGTCTATAAGGATATTATTGACGACAAATTAGTTGTGAATAGCATAAAGCAAAATAATAAATATAGTAAAAAAGTTACAGGTGGAATAACAACTAGGTCTATAAGTAATACAACTAAACAGAAAAGATTTATATGTGATTTCAATCTACAAAAATATCTTTCAAAAAATTTAAACATCAAATTTGATAATGATTTTAAAATTAGAAAAACATTTGATAAAGGCATTCCACTAATTACAACTATGCCAATGCCTATTCTTATGGATACACTAGGATATAATAATGAATCAGAATTTATATATAAAAAAATACATGTTTCAACATACTGTATTAAAAATTGCAATGTTTATCAGACTATATATTATACTAAAAGACAAACTAATTTATACAGAGCGTCAATAACAAAAGATGTTCTCATAATTGAGTGTGTTGAAGAAAGTGAGAATGTAATTGATTTTGTTCTAAGGTCATTTGGTCTTAATTTAAATGATGTTTCGTCCATTATTTCTAGTTCATATCAAAAATATGGAAAGTTAGTTCCTTTGGATGATAGGGAAAGAAAAGAATTTATTGGATGGGCAACCAAAGAATTTAATATATATTCAATAGGTAGATTTGCAACTTGGAGGAATATACAATTAGATGATGTGGTGAAAGACGCAAAGATTATAAAAAAAGTGATAGAGAACAAAGGATATTTTTTATAATTACAGAAGGCTTACCACTAGCCTAAATAGTGAGATCAAAAGGAGAATGATATGGAAGTTAAATTGATTGACTATCAAAAGAACGCTCTTGATTTATTGCTTTATACAAAAAGCACTAGAATTGGTGGAAAAACACTTAAAGAGTTAAAAGATACACCATTAGATGAAAAACTGGAACATCTAGCATATATGAGAGATACTATAAAGTCATCTTGGGAATTTGTAAAATATACTTTTGAAATAAAAGGTGTATCAAGAGCATTTACCCATCAGCTTGTTAGGACTAGAACCCAGTCTTATGCACAAGAAAGCCAAAGAACTATTGACGCAAGTAATAATGGCTTTGTTCCAACAGGTTGCACTCCTGTTGATCAAACGCTACATGACCAAATGAGGGTTTATACTGATATTGCTAAAGATTCAAGATGTGATATTCAAGATTGCAGGGCTATTTTGCCAACTAATGTAAAAACTAATATCATAGTAGGAACAGATTTAAGAACACTGAATCAAACAGCATTAGTCCGCTTATGTGTAAGAACACAGGGGGAATATCAATCTGTATTCAAAGCAATGAAAGCAGAAGTTGTTGCTGTTCACCCTTACTTCGCTGATTTCATAGAAGTTAATTGTGTGCAAACTGGTGCATGTGCATTCCCTAGATATAAAGAATGCCCTATTCAGAAATATACTCATGTTTCATCAGTTGAAACAAAACGAAGGATTGCAAATGAATGGGGGGAATGCAATCATGTTGCTAATCCTGTTGCTAAAGATGGGAGGACAATGTGATAACTAGAATAGCAATATTTGACCTTGATGAAACTTTATGCAATACTCAACACAGAATTAAGCATATACTAAAAGGTAATCATGATAAGTATAATTCATTATTGATGGGAGATACTGTTTATAATGATGCAAAGCAATTGTTTCACAATATTAAAGCTGATGAAAATACTGCAATGTATATAAGCACAGCAAGACCTTTTAATTTTTGGATAAGTACTCAAAAATGGCTACAAGAAAATTGCATACCTATTGAAGGCCATCAGGTCTTTATGAGAGACCATCTTGATAATAGGTCTGATAAGGTGATAAAATTAGAAAATCTTCAATCAATAAGGCATTTGCACAAGAAAGGAATACCTGTTATTGCATTTGATGATAGAAGTAAGATTATTAAAATGTACAGGTCTCAAGGTGTTACAGCATTACAAATAAGAAAAGGGGAATACTAATGAAACAAAGAACAATAACCGCAATCAGAGCACATGAGGAAGGATACATATCATCTCAAAAGTATGTAAGAGATATTAACGCAATGTACTTAATTGATGAAAATAATGTTTGTTGGCCAAAACACAAAAAGGAGAAATCATGAGAAATATAGAACAATTTTTTAAACTAGGAATGAAAAGAGATGTTGGTGAATTAAAAGACCCTACATGTTTAAATTGGGAATGCAACGCAATAAAACTAAACATTGGTTGTGGTGAGCATGAAATTGAAGGTGCAATAGGACTAGATTATCCAGATTATGATGCTGATGCTGATGCTGAGGCAATCCCATATGATGATAAATCAGTTGCGGTGATACATGCTTATCACTTTATAGAACACTTAGAAAAACCAATTTATTTTTTGCAAGAAGCACAAAGAGTTTTAGAAGTAGGGGGTATAATGAATATATGTGTTCCTTATTATACAAGTAATCTGTATGGAAGTGATTTAGACCATAAGCATGTATTCACAGAAAATACTTTTAAAAATCTTTTTAATACCAAATACTATAATAAGAATAGAATTGACTGGGAATTTAAGATAAACATGAGTTTGATTATTGGCATTGAAGAAAGATGTCTGGCATTATTGGTTCAATTGGAGAAAATATAATGAATATAATAGGATTAAATTTTACACATGATGCAAGCGTATCTATATTTAAAGATAATCATTTGATTAAGCATGTTGAATTGGAAAAAGATAATAATGAGCGATATGCTAAGGCAAAATCAATTGACTTCTTTGTAAAGTATCTTTATTATCCAGTAAGCAAAATTGACTTAATAATTATATCAGGTTCTGTTAAAAAAATATTCAACTTAGATGTTGATTATTATCATATTGGTGAAAATGATAGTTCCCCAAAGAAAGGGTTTTTGAACATAGATGGTGTTGAAATACCATATGTATGTTATGGTCATGTTTATTCTCATATGGCAGGCACTAATCTCATGAGCGGGGAAACAGATTATTCTATTGTTTTTGATGGGGGTGTTGTTCCCATAATATATGAAAATAGATACTTTGAGAGTAAATATATTTTCAAAAAAGAAATATTTCAATTGACAGGTCTTGTGTATAGTATAATGGGTTATTATTTTGGGAAATTCAAGAATGCTGATGTTATATCAGGTAAGAATTGCCACTCTTTGCATAACCTATTATGGGGTCAATATAACATACCAGGGAATTACATGTCATATGCGGCTTTAGGGGAAGTTGACCACAGGCAAGTTGTAAGAATTAAGTCTAAAATAAGAGGTTATACTAAATACAATGGTTATGGATTCAACGAACATGATTTTCTTAAATTTTGCACTTTATTAGATTTCACCAATGATGCGAGTGCGATACGAACTATTCATTATGTTATTAACAATTTGATGCTAGATTCAATTGAAGACATCATACCAAGTGGTTCAAGAATAGCAGTTTCTGGTGGTTGCTTTCTTAATATAAAATTGAATGCGATGATATATAGAAAATATTCAATTAAAACAACAGTAGTAATGAACGATAGTGGTTCATCTATAAATGCGGTTTGTGCACATTTTAAAGCAAATAACCTTTATGATAGAATAACTTATAATCGTTTCTGTGGTCTTCAGATGAAAAATGAAGTTGCCCTTGATGGCTTGGAATGTGTATCTAGTGACATATCTAGTTTCTTAAATAAAAATGATGAAATTGTAATGTCATTGTTTGGCAAAAGTGAAATTGGGCCAAGGGCGTTGGGGAAACGTTCTTTGATTTGCAAGCCATTCAAAGGTGCTAAAGATAGATTGAACAAAATCAAGAAAAGAGAGGATTACAGACCTGTATCCCCTATTGTTAATGAAAAATTCATTGCTGATAATTTTGCTATTGAGATTCATGATAAAGACATGGTTATTGAAAATTATGCGAAAGGTACTGGTGAATATGTTCACATAGATGGTTCTGTTAGGGCAATGGTTTCTACTGACAAGATAGTAGGTGAAATTGTTGATAGTGTAGGGGGGTGCTTACTTAATACTTCCGCTAATGATTTAGGGAAAGGGTTTTTCAATGACTATAAACTTGCTATTGAATGGGCTTCCATGAATGGTGTTGAGTATCTATTTGATGGGATAAAAGTTTATAAGATACCAACATTTGACCCGTACAGCAGGCAAGTAGGTGGAAAACATTATAATCAAAAAATTCCATTAAGCGTTTTCACAAGAGAGAATAATCTTGATGTTGCTGTTACCCATAGCATGAAATATTTAATGCGTCATAAAGAAAAGAATGGCGTTGAAGACTTGAGAAAGGCAATTCATTCTATTGAATTGTATATGTTTGATTTGTATGGAGAAAAGAAATGAAAATAATAATATTTGATACAGAAACAACAGGTCTTTTAAAGCCAAAAATAAGAAGTCTTTCTTCACAGCCTCATATTATTGAGTATTGCTTTAGGAAATTTGAATACAATAGCCCTTTTTGGAACAAAGATGCTAAAACTATTTCTGGTTTTCTAAAGCCACCTATGACTTTGCCAAGAGTTATAACAAAGATAACTGGAATAACAGATAAGGATTTAGTTGATGCACCTAAGTTCATAGATAAGGTTGATGAAATTACTGATTTCTTTCTAGGGGTTGATGTTATGGTTACTCACAATCTACCTTTTGATAGGTCTATGCTAGCAAATGAATTGCTAAGACTTGATAAAGTTTTGAATTTCCCTTGGCCACCTAGGCATATATGCACAGTCCAAGAAACACTAAAAATAAAGGGCTATAGACTTAGTCTCACAAAATTATATAATCATTTATTTGGGGAGGACTTTGATGCACATAGGGCTGAACAAGATGTTGATGCACTCTCTAAGTGCTTTATAGAGTTATGCAAGAAAGGGATTATTAAAATATAGGCTCTAGGTTGCTATATTTAAGGACTTTATCCTTTAGCAATAGCAATAGCAACCTAGAAAATTTTAAGGTTAAAATAAGGAGTAAAATTATGAGTAAATATAGAATGACAACAAGCCCAACTGTTATAAGTGACAAAATTGGAGCAATTATTAGTATTTTATGCTGGCTAATGTGTATTTTTGTGATATCATCAATGATTATTGTGTTAGCATATGAGTGGGGAATATATAATCCATTTAATCTTCACTACTTGACTTTTCATCATTACATATGGAGGTAAAAGTATGCACATAGGACTACAGACAGAGTATAGTTTTAAAAAATGTTATGGTAAAGTACCTGACATACTTGATAATATTAAAAGTATGGGTCATACCTATGCAGGAATAGCTGATTATGGCAATACTTTTGGACATGTTACATGGGAAAGGGAATGCAAAAAAAGAGACATAAAGCCTTTATTTGGTGTCCGCTTGAATGTAGTCCCTGATGGCTCAAAGCAAAGAAGATGTGACACACCTATGGTTATTGTAGCACTAAATCAGGAAGGGTTAATTGAATTAAATAAACTTGTTGAGATGTCTTATGATATGTTCTACTATATCCCAAGAGTTTTTGAATCAGATATTAAAAAATTAGAGAATTGCAATAGTTATGAAAGTGATAAAATACCTTTAAACAGATACATCAACTCTGAAGACTATCCCCTATATCAAGCAATAGCAGGCTCAGTAAAAAGGGGTGATGATTACAATTATATGTTTGAGGATAGCACAGAACCTAGACATATTCTTACAACTGATGAATTGATTAAGTATTATCCTGAATCATATGAGTTATATGAGGGGTCAATAATATGTTATTTTACACCTCCTGACCATGAAATAAAATTGCCAATAGCAGGAATGGTTAAGTTTGAAGGTGACCATGATATTGATATGCTATGTGTATTAGGTGCATTGAGCAAAGAGATTGATTTAGATGACCCTATCTATAGAAAAAGACTTAACAGAGAGTTGGACTTGATTAAGGAAAAGGATTATGTTGATTATTTTTTAATAACTGCTGATATGATTAGGTATGCGAAGGATATTATGATGGTTGGTCCAAGTAGGGGTTCATCTGCTGGCTCTCTAGTTTGCTATTTACTATCTATAACAGAAATTGACCCAATACCTTATGGCTTAATATTTGAAAGATTTATTGATGTCAATAGATTTGACTTGCCAGATATTGATATAGATTTTCCTGATGATAAAAGGCATTTAGTTGTTGAATATTTATCTAATAAATATGGAAGCGAAAAGGTTAGAACGCTTGCGAATATATCAAGACTAAAGCCAAAATCCGCTATAGACTTAATGGGCAAGGCTATTGGAATACCAAAGTATGAACTTGAAGATATCAAAGGTGCTATACTTGAAAGGTCAGGTGGTGATGCACGAGCCGCAATGTGTGTAGCTGATACATTTGATACAACACAACCAGGGAAAGAGATAGTAGAAAAATACCCTGATATATCTCTAACAGCAGAGATAGAGGGACATGCTTCTCATAGCGGAAAGCATGCGGCTGGTGTTATTGTTTCAACACTTCCTTTGTGGAATTATGGCTCTGTGAACTCAAGAGATGATATAATTCAATTAGATAAGACAGATGCCATAGAACTTGATTTATTAAAAATTGATTGCCTAGGGTTAAGAACATTAACCATATTGCAGCAATCATCTGAATTGGCAGGCTTTAGTTATAAAGATTTTTATAAAATGCCACTTAATGACAAAGAGACTTTTAAAATATTTAATGATTATAGGTTTTCTGGCATATTTCAATTTGAAGGGTATTCTTTACAAGGACTTGTCAAAGAGATGACAATATCTCATTTTAATGATATAACTGTTGTAACTGCACTTGGTAGACCAGGACCATTGAACTCAGGTGGTGCATTAGCATACACAAAGATACACTCAGGTAAAGAACCTGTCAAATATTTATCAGAACACCCTGCTATAATAAAGAATACAAAAGAGACATTAGGTATTATTGTATATCAAGAGCAGTTGATGACTATTGGCAGAGAGTATGGTGGACTATCTTGGCAAGATGTTTCATCACTTAGGCGTGCTGCTAGTAAATCATTAGGTGAAGAGTTTTTCAATAAGTTTAAAAACAACTTTATGGAAGGAACAAGAGAGAAAGGTATTGATGATATTGAGGCAGAGTATGTATGGGAAAACATGATTACTTTTGGCTCTTGGGGATTTAATAAATCTCATGCGGTATCCTATGGGCTTATAAGTTATTGGACCGCATACATGAAGGCTCACTATCCGTTAGAATTTTATACAGCATCTCTCAATAACTCAAAAGATGAAACAAGTGCCATAAGGCTATTAAGGGATTTGGTACTTAATGAGGGCATAGAATATACACCTGTTGATGCTGATAAGTCTGGTGTAAACTGGTCTATAAAAGATGGTAAATTATTAGGCGGTTTAACGAATATAAAAGGGATAGCCTATAAAAAGGCTAAGGGGATAATAAACGCACGATTAAAGGGTAAAGGCTTTACCCCTAGCGTATATAAAATGCTTTCTAATCCTGCAACCCCTTATGATGATATATTCCCTTGCAAAACCTTTTTTGGGCATATAATAAACAATTATAAAGAGTATGGCTTTAAAAGTAAGCCTATTGAAATAAAAACTATTGAAACAGGAATGAAAAAGAATATTGTATTCATAGGCAGATTGGAAAAGGTAAACCTTAGAGATTTGAATGAATATGAATTAGTTGAGAAAAGGGGTGGAGAAAAGATAGAAAGTAATACCCAGTTTCTAAACCTTGCATTTGAAGATGATACAGACTCAATCATATGCTCTATTGGCAGAATGTTATTTGACAGTATAAATGCTATTGATATTGTTGAGAAAGGTGTAATAGGTGAGGATTGGTATCTGATTGCAGGTAGAGTTGACAAGGGCTGGAGAAAGGTTCATATCAAAGAGATAGTATGTATAAATAGTTGGAAAAACAGGGTTATCAATGATGATATCCCATTTTAATAAAGGGGAACAACATGAAAAAAGTAATAACAGCAGTAGTAATGGCAGTAGTGGCAACAATGCTATCTGGTTGCATATCAATTGGGAATGACAAGCAAATTAGTAATGAGTATATCAATAATGGATGTGATGTTGATGACACTATAAGATTATTTAAAAACTACTATGCGAATACAAGAAAAAAAGAGTTTGCATTCATTAATGATAATAGTAATAGGTTCATTAATGATTGCGTTAATGATAGCAAATATAAATCAAATGTAGTGAAAAATAATCCAATAAAAGGTGCTAAAGAGTTTGACAATTCATGGTTGGGTCGTGCAGTAATACCACTTAGTATTCAACTACAAAAAGGGGAAATGAAATGATTTTATATAGTAGAAGTGGGAATGGTGAAGTTTTAGTTTGGGGAATTGATATGACTGATTTACTTGACCTTGAGATTGAATGGGGTCAACTTAATGGTTCTGTTCAGACAAAAACTATTATTGTGGAGGAAAATCAAAGTGGCAGAGATTTATATGACCAATGCGAACTTGAAATGAATCAACGAATTTCAAGAAAAAAACAGCAAGGATATACAGAGGATATTCCAGAAGCAGGTTCAAAGATAACAAATGCACTTGGGCTTCCAAAGCCTATGCTTGCCCAGAAGTATAAAGGTCAGACTATTGATACTGGACCTGGTACAATGTTTACACAGCCTAAGTTAGATGGCAATAGATGTATTATAAGAATAACACCAGAAGGTCTTATTGAACCATATACAAGAAATGGTAAGCATCTATATAATATGGAGCATATAGTTGAAGATATTGAGCAATTTGTTCCACCTGTAGATGACATATTCCTTGACGGGGAATTGTACTGCCATGGTGAATCATTACAGACTATTGTATCTTGGATTAAAAGAGAACAAGAAAATACTAAAAAAATAAAGTTTATGTGTTATGATGTTATTATGGATGAACAATATAGTATTAGGTATAAAACTCTCAAGGAATTTTTCTCAAGAAACTTTTCAACTATGGAATTAGTAAAGACTATGGAGCATAACTATATTGATTCAGAAGTTGCTAAAACTATTATGATGGAGCACAGGGAACAAGGCTATGAAGGTGCAATTATAAGATATGGTGTTAAAGGCTATGAAGATGGTAAGCGTTCAACCTCACTTCTTAAAGTAAAACACTGGAAAGATGGGGAATTTAAAATAGTTGATGTTAGAGTGACAAAAGATGGTTTTGGAGTATTTGTTTGTCAAATGGATACAGGTAATGGGTTCAAATGTAATCCACCAGGGAATTTTGATTTCCGCTATTATGTAGCGAATAGCCCAAGGGACTTCATAGGTAAGTTTGTAACAGTTGAATATGCAAACTTAACAAAAGATGGAATACCTTTCCACCCTATTGCTAAGTGTATGGTTGAGCACAAGGAGGTTTGAAGTGTTAAAAAGTATTGGCAGAGTCAATCTTTGGTTGACTCTGTTATCTTTATTGTTTTAGGTCTTAGCCTGTCAAATACATATTTACCTATAATAAGCAATAACCAGAAAATAGAGCCAATCATCATTCCAGTTTGTAATCCTGAAAACCAAGTGTTTTCTGCCCTTGCTATTAAAGTTTTACTCTTAATAGTATCATCTTTTATGCTTGATACAGTTTCAGCATTTATCTTGCTTTTATCCGCTACTGATAGGGCAGTCATGGCAATGCCTCCAGCGATTATCCCATCACGAACACCCTTTGAGCCCTCTTTAATCATGCCCTCAGATACACAGCCAGAAATCACTACAGCGATTATGAACATTGCAACCCAACAGCCTACAAATATTAAATGTTTAGTTCTGTTATTCACAATCCCTCCTTGTTTTCTAATTCATATACTCTAGCCATTAACTCATCTAGGGTTTTATTTGTACTTCTAAGTACTCTAAGGATTGTCTCAGCTCGTGTGTTGACATTCCTTAACTCTTCTTTTAAATTCTTAATGACTTCATCGCTCATATTAGTCTAACCAAAAAATCTATAAATAGAACAAGTAATAGCAACCCAAAATATGCACTCTATACGCTGTGCTCGTTGCATGCCATGTGTTCTAAAATAAGTCTTTACCTTTTCAATAGTCTTGTCTCTGCTTCCTAACCCTTTAAAATCAATCATTTTTATTCCTTTGTTGCTGTTAAATTATTATACTGCTCCTACCATTTCATGAACATTTACTACATACCTACTAATTGTTATATCACTATCCTTTGATACTGTTACCATTAGTTCTAAGTAGTCAAGATGATTAATTTTCACTACACCTGTAATACCTATATACCTTGTATCAGAACCTGTGGCTATGAATGTACTCACACTTAAACCATCCTCAGGAACACCATTCTTATACATCTCTGCTACTATGTTAAGATTAAGTGCTGATGTAGTAAATGATGTACCTCCTGTGATATGAAACCAAACATCCGTAGCCCCTACTCTATCAAAGTAATACCTTAGATTAGTTGCATCAAGTGTAAAGTCATTAGATGTTTTTATTACAGGAAAAAAGTTTAATAGTTTAGTTGGCACATCTGCAACTAACCCTGTATGCGTGAATATATCAGCAGATGGTAAATAAACATCTATTCTAGCAAAATTTCTTTCATCATGTGCGTGTTCTGGTGCTAAATATACATTTCCTTGGTCAACAGTATTAACAAAAATAACTTCTTTTACAGAAGGAACATCTATTGTATAAGAGTTTTCCCCATTGAATAGAGTTTGAGGAACATTAACATCCTCTGTTTCAAGAGTTACAGTGCCACCAACATTATTAGCCAATACAGTAAAAGTATCACCTATATTACGAGGATATCCATCAGGTATAATGGTCTTATAATCACGCTTTCCGCCCGGTATTATGAGTTTTCTTGCATCAGCAGACATTTCAGCAGCTGTTAAGGTCTTAGTTGATGACTCTTTGTAGGCTGTAATACCAAAATTACCCAGAGCATAAGTAGTATTGTCAGAGCTAGCCCACTTGCGAAGAATAATTTTATCACTTACAGAGTCATTAGAAGGTTCAATGAAATTACTAATAAAAATGTTAATTCCATTAATTTCTAAACTAACTTCACCAAAAGATACACCTGCATCAGGTGTAGGTTTAATTATAGTTTCAAAGGTAAAGAAGTCATTAGTTTCAACCAATGGGAAACCTCCAGTACCATCTAGTACATATGTTGTACCTGAACCATTTGCTCGAACATTTACATGTGCTCCATCTTCCCAAAATTGCACAAGAAAGCGACCTCTTTCAGATGTTGGTCTAGGGTCATTAGTCACTGAGAAACCCATACCTGATAATATAGAACCAACTATGGTTTCCTCAATACGCATAACACCAGAGTATGAAGCACCATTAGTCAATACATTATCCCAGAAATCACCATCTAATGGGCTACTTGTTGTAGCATTAATTCCTTCAAACTTGATACTGTCTTTTGCAACACCAAAGATATTATCAGAAAAGATAGTGGTACCTGATGAAGTCCAGCCTTGTATGTCAGGCAGTCCTAATTCTGCAAAAAATCTAACATCAAAATTATCAAAAAACAAGGTTTTAGTTTTAACATCTAAAATATCATCAGCATTGTCAATAATGGCTAGTCTGTTAATTTCAGTTTGTGGGTCTGTGCCCCTTAAAGGAAAACCAATTGGATAATCTAACATATTCTACTCCTCATTTGGTATGACAGTTAAATCATACCATATTGTTTTAAAATAAAGGTCTGAATTATCATTATTTGTAACAAACCTATTGGAAACCAAATTGCCAATCATATCTGGCAATGGTGCTGATTCACCTTTATTAACATATGCAAATTCATAATCAACCTTCTCTAAAACTACTGCAAATCCAGCAACATCCAGAACCTTAGTCCATCCATCAATTTTACTTATGTGTATTTTATCTTTTGTTATGCTCATTTTAACTCCTATTTTTATTTATTATTCTCATTCTGTTTTTTCCTATCTCTTATTGATTTTTCAATATCAAAATTAGGATTTGTTGCTCTTAATATTGTTTCACCAAGATACTTTCTTACTATAAGTCTTGTCCACCACAATCTCTTTAAAGGATTGATGTCTTCAATTATAATTCCAGAAGTCTTTAGTAAGTCTTTGAACCCTTGTTCATAACCTTTGTCTTTAAAAGCAGACATATCCCCCATGATACCTGTCCATAAATACTTCTCTAAAAGAGATATTCCAGGTGCTGGTAGAATATCCCACACACTTCTGCCAAAATCTCTATCAGCAAATAGTATATCCCCCATAAAAGATAATGAACCACCTTGTATCAATGCTTTTAACCATAATTCTCCATCATCCCATTCATAAAGTTCTCTACCAGCGTTCAATTCTTTTACTTGTATTGCGAATGAAGCGATTATTGTAGTGGCACCAATTAAACTTCCTAGATGATTAATTCTATCTAATCCCTTTTTTGAGAAACCATATTTAAGTGGGCCAATAAACATTTGAGTTGTAAACTGTGCAAACTGTGCCACAACAGGTAGCAATTCACCAATAACTGTTCCTGTCTGCACTCCTTGTTTCATCAGTGATTTGTTTCTTACTGTTGTTTCTAGTGTACCTTTTAGTCCTTCAAACTTTACAGCACCTATAAAAGCCTCGGCAATATTTGGCTCCATCTTTTCATAGTTAGGCATAAGCCTTCCATAATTATCAACATGAGTTCCAGCTTCTTTGAATACTTTTATGTCTTTATCTGTAATTCCATACCTATCCAACATTTTTTTATTCAGAGCGTTCCAATTTCCTTCCGCTAGTTGTGTGTGCATTATAGCATTGCCTCCAACTTTAGACGCTGTTGTCATCACCCCTAATCCTGATATGGAAGGAACTGAATGAGCTAACTTGGCAAGAAAACCAGAACCCTCTATTTCAACAACTCTACTTGTAGCGTGCATTGTATCCAGTGCGTGATTCATTCCTGCAAAAACTGCTCCACTTTCAATTGAGCTTCTTTTCCTGTCTATGAAATTCCTGAATAAGTTTTTTGTGGATATTGCTAACGCTCTATTAACACTAAATCCATTGCTCTTTAGATTTATAGCTGATACAGCAATATCACCTACAGAGATGATATTTGCACTGCCCAAAAGTATTGCACTAGTGGCATTCCTAAAATTAGAGCCATACAATGCTAATTTTTCACTATGTGGAATGTGCAAAGAGCCTGTGAAATATCCATAATCAAGAGTTGGAAGGCGTATCCAATTTTTTTCATCAGTCTTATCTGCTATCATATTTAAAACTGTTTTAAACATTTCACTTGGATTTGGACCAAATCTTTCAACAAGTGCTATCTCTTTTGACATCTGCAATATGTCATCATTGAGAGAGGCATATATGCTTTCACTTCCATACTTCTTTTGATACTTCAACCAAGAGTCTGAATCTTTGAATATGAAAAATCTTTTATTCCTGTATCTGCCAATTGAATCAGAATCATGTGCTCCTTGGATTGCTTGCTCAAAATTCCTTGATATAATTCTATGCCTAGACTTCCTCTCACCATCTATAACTAAGAACTCTCTAAGTTTATCAGAAGTAATACGCATTTCATCTAGGTCAAGCCAATCTAGCAAATCTTTATACCATGTCTCTGGCTCTACTTTTGATATCTTAACAGGGTCATTCATCTGAGGGTGGTCAACTCCTTTTCTTATTCCCAAATCTTCACCAACAGCATTGTAATACCGTGTTCTAAATTCATCTTTTATATCCATATAGAGTTCAAAGAACTCTTTCATTTTTGGGTCTTTGTTGGTAGCATCAAAGGCTCTTATGAAGTCATCATGAACATCATTCATGTTCTTGAATCCAAACATTGTTGGTCTTGCCCTCTCCATGAAAAAATTAAGTTTTTCATGAGCTCTCACATAGAATGCCAAGAAGTCAGTCTCAATACCTCTTACATTGAAATCAACACCTGGGTCTTGTGATATCAGATGCTTGCCATAATTTATGGCTTCATCATTTGCCATTGCCTTTATTTGTTCACTGAACTTCTTATAATGCAATGCCTTAATCATGTGCTCATCTTTGTAAAGCTGTTTATTTTCAATGTGCCTGTTAATACGGTCTATAATTTGATAGCCATCTAGGTCTTTATCAATTCCAGCCTTTTCAAGAAGTATGTCTGCATCAGCACAATTCATAGTATACAATCCTTTAAACCTTTATATGTTTCAATCTCAATATCTGCTTCATCAAGTATCCTACTTAGTGAAACAGGTTTCCCATCAGATATTGTCTCAAGTTTTTCTATTTTAGCCCTATTTTTTCGTTCCGTAAAGGTTAATTTATCTATTTTAGAGACTTTTTTATCTACCCCTTTACTAACCCATGCCTTTTCTTTTTTAGGGGCTATATAAGATTTTTTAGCATCTTCAAGTTCAGCAAGTACAGCCTTTTTATCCTTAGGGGCTAAAATAGACTTCCCTTTCCTACTGATGTCTTTGATATAATAAGAACTATACATCTCATCTTTTGGATTATGCAAAGTGCCATGAATGTCACCATTTTTGTAAAATAAAGCATGTTCCTTAGTGGCAAGTATATATTCCCCTTTCTGGTTTTCTTTTATGAAATCACCAATGGTTTTAGAACTTTTCCATTTACCTTTCTCTTTTACTCTGTAACTTTTTTTAACAACAATAGTATTAAATTTATCTGATTTTTCTTTTATCAACCTTTCATCAATCATTATCCCTTTTTTATTTTTAATGACAAAAGCATCAATATTTTTCTTAAATTCTATTCCAAAATCACTTGATTCATCTGCACTTTTTTCTACAGGTAAATCTAACTGCTTGCCATCAATTTCTTTATTCTGTTTAAGTTCATCTGCAAAATCCTTTTCAATAGCATCAACCCTTTCTTTGGCAGTTATTTTTTTGACTTCAGGGGTGTGTGGAACCTCAGGCTCTTTTAATGAATTAACCTTTGCTTGAAACTCTTCAATCTCTTTCGCAACTCTTAAATCAATATCATGCTCAGTTGGCTTCATTGTCTCAGGAATAGAATTATCAACAACCTTTAAATCTGTTATAGGTTCAACAACCTCATCTCTGAAAGGGCTTTCTTTTACAGTGTCATAAGCGTCTTGGAACACTTTCTTTTCTTTCTTATTCAGCTTTACATTCTTTAATATGTGTTCAATTCCGCTTAATCCTAAACTTAATCCTCCGCCAAACAGCCCTGCCAATCCAACATTCGCAACACTATCTTGCACAGCATATGGTGAATTAATTTTGTCTTTCCATTCATGTATTTGAGGTTCAAGTGCAGTCTGTATTGCCATTGACTCTTTCGCTATTTTTCCAGCCTTGGAAAGTACTGTCAATCCCTTCTTAGCCCATCCAAAGAATGGGATATAGTTTTCAGGTGCATTAAGAGGGTTCGCCTGGGATACAATTGAGCCAGCGAAAGCGGCTAATTTACCACCACCCTCTTTTGCGTCTTGTTCCATCAATTTTCTTAAAGCCATAGAGTTGTTAATATCTATTGAATCAAGTTCCTCATTTGTTATTAGCCCATTGTCAATTGATATTTTATTATAATCAAAAAACATCATGTTGTTTCTTTTTGTGGCATTGCTACTTTCACTTATCACTTTGCGTGTATAAGGGTCTATATGATAAGTATATTTTTCCTTCTCTTTGTCACTCATTGAAAATATCAAATCATGAACCTTATTATTTCTTACCTTTCTTTGGGCATTACCTTCTGACCTTAGTTTGGAAAGTAATTGCTCCTCATCTTTGTCAAGTTTGTAGTATAAGTCAAATGTTTTGCCAAAAGATGTTTCAGTTGTAATCTCAGTGCCTTCTTGAGCTAATTTGTCATAATAATTATCCAGCATAACTATTCCTCCCCTGCTGATTCATAATCTTTTCTGTATTTATCAGAAGCGGCAAATTCTACTATATCATTAAATTTAAGTCTATATGCTTTATTATTATCCCCCATTATTGGGACACCTGTTATTCTCTCTACTACAAAATAAACAGCAGGTATGCTTGAATCTTTGAGTATGTATTTTGAATCAGATAACATATCAGGTGTAAGAGGAGATGACCAAAGACCATCTACTACATCCTTACTTGATATATCTTTGTTGAATGGATTAGTAATACTTTCAGGGTCTATGTTATTTAAAGTTGTTTGCATTTCCAAATTTGTAATTGTTAGATTTGGTAATGTTATCATTGAGCCAGATATGTCTGCGGCTCTACCTATAATCTGAGTTCCATATTCCTCTATAGTGTCAACATTTGAGTCATAAAGTATACCAAACCCATCTTTCTTTTCAATTGAATCATCTTTCCAATCACCATCTTTATTTATTTCATAAGCGATAAGACTTGTAACAGCATTAACTGCACTATCTATAAATTCATGCTTACCAAATAATCTTGCTGTAATATTATTTCTAATATCAGTTTTCAATGCGGATGAAACAAATTTGTGAAGTTTTGAGCCTTCCGCTATCTTAACTGCATTCTTAGGCTCACCCATACTCACGCTGTATGCAATGTGATAATTAGAATTTATTTTATCAGAAACCTGCTCTGAAAGCATTAAGAATGCTTCATCACCAACCAGACTTAACATAGATGATATATCCTGCACTCTTTTCTCTGGAGTTTCATCAAGCAGTCTTTCATTAAACTGATATGATTCATTATTTGTAAGTATTGATGATTCATGCCCAGTGTATTGTGTTATTTGCTCTTTTGAGACAATTCTTTTTATAATGCCATTCGCTATTTCAGCATCACTACTGTTTTCAAAATCAATTGTTTCTACACCTGGTATCCCAATATTAACTGCGTATTGCATTGGGTCTGATTTCATCATTGCTAAATCTTTATCCTGTATGGATTTTATACTATTGCAATTCTTATCACCAGATTTGCACATCTTTGATATGTAATCAGCTCTATCAGTGCTACTTGACAAGGCTCTCAAATCCTCTATATTATGCCGAAGTGCTTGAACTTTACGCAAGTCCAGTTGTTGCTTTTCACTAAGCGACTCAAAATCTACACTAGAGGAAAACTTGTCAAGTGCTGCAAATGAATTCTGATCACCTTTACCTACATCTGTTGAAAATCCTTTAATAGTCCTGCTAATAACCATATCAACAGATTTTTTACCTGCTTTTAAAATAGATGAACGTTTTGATAACTCTGACCTTATCTGTTTTACCATAGACATTGCTTTATCTGCTGGCAAATCACCACCATAGTCCTTCTGTTGCAAATGATCAAGAGAAACTTGTAACTGTTCATTGGTACCACTTCTCATTTGATTGTTTAATTCAGAGATTTCACGCTCTATGTTATTATCATGATTGTGCTGTGCTTGTAGTGTTTTTGGAAGTAGTTTTATAAGAGAGGCTGCAAGAGGAAAATCTCCATTATCTTTTGCTATACCTATTTCAGTATTCAAAGATGCAATTTGAGTTTTCTTTTTTATTTCATTCACTTTGTAAAGGTCAGTACTAAATTGCTGTAATGATTTAATAGTAAGGTCTTTAGCCCATAAACTCCCTGTGGCTTCCTTCTCAAATGAACCTTTATTGTCCCTTACAAAATTATCAATTATTGACTTATTAACAAAAGGTGTAACTTCATAAGTTGGGATATCAATTCTTGAATCAGAATCAAAATCATGAACTCCAATTGATGCAAGCATTTCTTTGCTTACAGTTTCTGATTCTGACATTTTAACTTTTGCTGATGATAATCTTCTGGACAGCTCAACACCTAAGTTTTTATTATTGCTATCATCTTTATCCTTAACATATTGACTATAAATAGGTACAAGTCCATCAACAAGTTCAGTAAATGCTGAACTTAATGAAGTATCAACACTTGACAAACTTTCTCTACCAAGAGATTGGACTGAACCTTTTCCTATTGTAGGCAACCTACTCATGATAAACTCCTACTTGGACCCTTTCCAGAAGGTTTTGATACATTAGTGCCACTACTAAGCATTGTGTATGCACTAAATGCACTTACTAGAGAATTCATCAAAGCCGCATCTCCAGCTCTTTTTAATTGATTGGATTGTACTATGGCTCCTGAAATAGCAAGATTGGCTCTTGATGTTGTTGAACTATTTATCCAATCAAGTTGTGATGATGCTTCAGTCTCTAGTCCTGATATATATCTACGCTTTGATACTCCACTTATTCCAGCTCCTGCAACAATAGCCTTTGATTTCCCAATTATTTGCTCAAATGACCTACTGCTTCGGGTGTACTCCTCAGCACCTTCAGCTCTAATATTTCTAGCATTCTGTTGACCAAGTCTCCTCATTTCCTTGGCACTTTTTCTGGCTGATCTTCTTTGAGATGCTCCACTTGCTACCATTAAACCTGCTATTGCCCATCCAAACATTATAACTCCTTAACTAATAAATAGTCATTCAATATAAAATTCATTTTATTAAAAAAATTCAATTGAGATTTTGTCTTGCAATGAACTGCCAACAAATCACAATCAAATGATTTTGCTACTTCCTCAACTATTCTAAAGACTTCCCTAGCATATTGTAATCTGTATTCTTTCTTAATATAATATAAAGCGTCTTGAAACAATATTTTATCATAATGGTGATGTCTTGATATGCCAAATACATAATACCCAATTTGCTTTCCATTTTCTAAAAAAATAATGCAACTATAATTAGAATAAATTTCATAATCAATAGACTTGCCATCATCTCCAATTTCTTTTTTGTGTAAATATGATAATTTCTTGTCAATTACATCTAAAGGATTTTCATCAATATACACCTTATGGTTCATTTATAACTCCTCTGACTGATATGCCAATTATTTCAAGAAGTTCAGAACTTTCACTAGTTAGTTCAATATTTGTATCCTCATCATAGCCAATAAAAGATTTTGTCATAGACATGTATTCCCTAACACCTTGGTCTTTAGTTTCAAATACATAATCAACATCCTTTCCAGTCCCTGATTTAATTGTTAATGTTTGAGATGTTCCATAAATTTTTAACATTATTTTGAAATTACTTTTAATCCCAATTGGCCACAATCCATCTATATTAAATGTTTTTAATTTTGATTCATAAGTTTCATCAATATCAATAACTTCATCAGATGAACTAAATAATACTGTATCATCACCAGAGTTAACATACAGTCCATAAGACACAGATACATCCTTAAAAAAGCAAATTGAATGAACAGGTTTCCCATTATAACTTACCCATCCTCCAGTTTTTGAATTGGTGTTCATTTCAGAATAATGAATTTGACTTCCATCAGCCATCAAGCAACAAATCCTTTCACCCTTATCATGATACCTGTGAATTTCTTTTATTTCCAAAGTATTGTTAAAGTTTTTTGTTAGAAGTGTAGTTCTCCAAGATGATACATCTCTTATGAATTCAGAGTAATATAAGTTAATCTTATCATAAGCAACATAAACAAATCCATTTTTAAAATTAACTGGTTTTATTTTGGCAACAGAAACTGTAGACTGATGCACCAAGAAAGAGTCAGCTGTTGTTATTACACCTGATGAGCTAATAATACTAATACCTTTATCATGACCTATTTGTAATTTTTTCCCACCTAATATGAATTTTATTACATGTATATCAGGTAAAGTGAAATCCAAAGGTGACTCATCAGTTATAGTGCCAGGTATTGTAAAGTCAAGTATATCCCCTACTTCTGATGCAATTATTCTATTTTCTTGGTCTGTGAAACCAGAAAGCCAAAGCCTTCCACCAAAGAACTCACATAATGTTGGCTTGCTATCTGGAATAATTATGGGCAGAGTATTTGCCTCACAAGCTGTTTCATTATTAAATTGAGGGTCAGAACATGAACCATTTATCCAAGATGGTCCACTATAGAGGCAAGAAGTCTCAGTATCAAATTGAGGGTCAGAGCAAATATATCCTGATAGGTCATATTGATATACTTTTGGGTCAAATGTATCTAATATATACATTACTGACAAATCAGAGTTGAATATTATGCTAATTGATTCTGTAGACTGAGCACCTACATAAAAACTCTTGCCTAAATAACTGGCAGTTTCAATATCACCTGGTGTTGATAATTCATATTGATAAACAGTATCACTAAGTGTATCTAATATATACATTACTGACAAATCAGAGTTGAATGTTATGCTAATTGGGCCATCGTTCTGAGCACCTATATCAAAACTCTTGCCTAAATAACTGGCAGTATCTATATCACC